TTTTCCTCAGCTAGACGTTTTTCCTCAGCTAGACGTTTTTCCTCTTTCTTTGCTGCCAATTTTGCCTTTTTCTCATTTCGTTTTCTTTTTTTTTCAGCTAACATTTCTTTTTTTGAAGAAATTATTGCATTTGGAGTTTTCGTCTCCTCTGTGATTTTCGTCTCCTCTGTGATTTTTGTCTCATCTGGAGTTAAAATATTTTGTTGCAATACGTCTGGAGTTACAGCTTGTGTAAGAATTTGAGCCATATTTGGCGTTTCTTCCTTTTTTAAGGATTTCATATCAAACGGTTTTCCAAATTTCCATTCAAATACAGCTTTATCAGAATCGGTCCAATTTTCGGAAACCTTCATTACAATCTGGTCTTTGGGCCAGACACCTCGTTCAATATCTTTTCTTTTTGAAATCCGAAGGCTTGAACCATTTTTACCTTTCATAACATTGCCTTCAGAATCAGTCATTTCTTTAGTTGTCCACCCTGGTCCAGCAGCAGCTTTTTTAGCTGCACGTGCTGCATCGCGTTCTAACTTTTTCAAATTTTTCTTTTCATCGCGGATACGATCTCTTTCAACTTTTCTAGCTTCTTTTTCATATTCGCGCAATTGAATCTCTTCATCAGTTAATACCTTTTTAGCGCGAGCTTTGGGAGCACGAGTTGCTAATTCACCGACATAAGCTTCAATACTAGAGATTGACTGGATATCAATGATCATCGCCATTGCATCTTCGGATAAATCATCGCGGAGTTGAAGCGGTTTAAACGTTTGATTCATATAATCGCCAATGATAAATGCGATAGTACGTTGTTGAGTTGGAGACATGTTGAGTGTAAGAGACATTGTTATTTGTTTTAATGGTTTTTATTGTTGAGTTATGGTAAGATCCATTATGCCGATAATCCAGATCAATTTAATTTTATCAAGAGTTATATTAATGAGGATACTTGACAAATTATAAGTTCCTTGTCACATAGTTGTCAAGATATCTGGTACATTTGTCAAGATATCCATCGTGTTTGTCAAGATATTCACCGTATTTGTCAAGATATTCACCGTATTTGTCAAGATATTCACCGTATTTGTCAAGATATATGGTCAATATCACCAGTTTATCAAATTATTCATCGTATTGTCAAGATATAAGGTTTGTCAATAAATATATACAGTTTGTCAAGATATTCATCGTATTTGTCAAGATATCCGTTACTTTGTCAAGATATATCCATTATATGTCAAGATATATCCATTATATGTCAAGATATATCCATTATATGTCAAGATATATCCGTTATATTAAACTATATAGAATATAGGCCATATCATAATAATGTCAAGATATGAGATAATTCTCTTTGTTATATAGTATTAAAAGTACATATCTACTCTAGGGACGTTGGTATTATCACTGTTGGTCGCGGCTGAGCTGTATGAATATGTTCCACCGCTATCTGTCTTGGAATAAAACATATATGCATCTCCAGAGTCACTGAAAACATAACTTTGACCGGCCTGTATGTAATGTGGAGTAGCACCCCAAGAAAACGAAAAACACAACGTCCCCCCCGTGTAAGTAAAATCTGTTATATCAAATGTGTGTTCTCCCGTGGACGTTGCATAAAAACTGTGAGCTGCTTTCACCACACTCCAACCAGAGGTACCAGGATTTACAGACGCCGCCGAAGATGAATTTTTCATAGCAATTGTATAACTAGGAAATGGTTGATAGGAAGAGGAAGAAGAAATAGCGCCGGTCACGTTGAATTTTAAATTTTTTATAATGGATCCAGAAATAATTCCCTTTGAACTTAATAATGATTGTGAATAGGTAAATTTAATAACAGATCTCTTGTACCAAAGATTTATAATACCCTGTGTACTGTTATCATTTTGAGAAGTTGAATTAGATACCGCCACCCATCCAGATGGACCTGGAGCTTTCCAAGTCCTACTTTTAAAATCAGTTCCTATACTTATTGGGTTTGATCCAGTTGGTACGGCAGCTCCCGTTGAAAATTCTTTTCCTCTAAATTGACTTAAGTTAATTTTTCCGGTCGATAAATTCGGATCATTAATATTGTTGTATTTCGCCACGATGTCACTAAATGACACATTTGTTGACAATATAGTTCCTGACATTCTATATAATATTGTTTTATATTTAATATTTATATATTTATATATGTCTACTTTCAAAAATAAACACAGAGGATCTAGAACAAGAAATACTGCGCGTTCATCCCATAGTAGAACAAGGAGAAGATCCACGATGATTACCAAAACTTTAAATAAACAAAAAATAAATAAAAGATTATTTCATTTAGATGACAAATTCAATAAATTAAAAAAAATGGAAAATGAAGTAGCCTTACCCAAAATGAAGGCTATTATTGAAATGGAAGTTCAAAACAATAAAGCATCAATGGGACAAGTAAAACGATTGATAATTTTGGCATTTCAAAATTTCAAAAAGGGGAACTTATTATTGGGAAATGGCTATTTATTAACTGCGTTTGCAGTGTTGTCTACCAATTGGGGAGACGCACCTAGACCGGGTGGTTCACAAATAGGTGGACCTATAGCCATCCCGGGTTTACGTACTGCAGGGATGTCTGATATGTATTGGGAATGGCGACACATTGATATAGATGTCCATAAATTACCCAATGGATATAAACAATTGGAAAGGAAATTAAGAAGGCAATTTAGAATATATGAAAATAAAAAAAAAACAAGAAGAGCCAGTGTTCTTATTAAACCCGACAGAAGAACTATAATAGCTACACGGAAACGGCGATTAAAAACAAAGTAATTATTTTAGGAATATATGTATGACGGACAGAAAAAGAAGATATAAAGACCATAAAGAAGATATAATAAAAGAGAGTCACGACAACCTGAGGGAAAAATCTATTAGCACACTGGCGGCAGGAAGGGAAAAAAAAGAGCTAGAATGGAGCAGATTTGTTCCCTTTTAGATAAAGCGTCACCGACAGCAATTGAAGAACACATTAAAAAAGTGGCTGGTGAGGAAAGGCTGCTGGATTGTTAGAAAAATCGCGCCTTATTGGAGAAAGAGAAAAAGAATTAAAAAAAATAAAAAGTAAAAAAAAAAAAGAAGAAAAAAAAACAAATTGTTGGAAAAAAATTTCGGATTTTGGACAGAACCAGATGGCGGCACTTCTTCTGGTCCTACCGAGCAAGGACATTATGGACGTGGCAATAAAAAAAGAAAAACGTTTAAAGAAAACAAAACGCAAATCAAGAAAAAATTAAATATAAAAAATATTTTTATCTGCTCAGATTAATTAAATTTATTGTTAAATAATAAATTTAATTCACGATTAGTTCATAGAGTTACGACACATATTAAACATCAAACGGTTAACCAAATAGAGGATAAGAGAGTTAAGGGTTAAAAGAACGCAGTTTGACATAGTTTGCATTGAAGAGCGTTTTTTGGACAAAATCATCGCAAAACAACCGAAAATAGCAGCGACGAATGTAACTAAAAAGATAAGAGCAAGAGCATAAAAGTAATAGCAATAATTTTGATGCAAAGGACCAACTAGGGAATCTAAAAACTTCATCATATTATAATATATAACATTATTTTATTTTTCCAACTGTATATTTAATTCACTAATAAATTGTGAACACAGTTTTGCTAAATTATTTGGTTTTTTTTTATCATCTAATAATTTATTTTGATACTTTTTTATAATTTTTTCTAAATCATATACTTCACTCTCTTTTAATTTATCGTCCATACTAGACCATCCTTTATAATCTTTAAATGGGTCCATAATTTCACTCATAAAAATATTTTTTTCCAAAACATTTTCGGGGGTTTTATAGCAGCATTGACTACATAACCTGTGTTTTTCTTTTTCCGCGTGTTTTATTTCATTTGCAAATATTTGATCAATAATTGAAAAAGCTGATTTCAATAATAAAATCATTCTTAAAGCTTCATTTTTTGTTTCGTATGCAAATTTAATTTTCTTTTTACGTAAAGTTGTATTTTCTTTACATTTACTATGGCACAATTCACATTGTAAATGATTTATCCTGTTTGTAATATCTTTCAAACGAATAACATATTCTCTCCTTTTATTTTCTATTTTTTTTATTATTGAAAATACATTTAAATTATATATTGTTATATAACGATACCGTATCGTTCTTGGGACAACAAATTGATTTGTTTCCTTTATTTCCTTAATTTTATCTCTAATATTTTCCATCTTTTCCTCAACCTCGTCTTCGATTTTACTCATATACTTTTTATCATCTTTTCTATTGGAGGATAACAAAAAATACCCCGAGGAGAATTCACACATTGACTGTAATTTATCGTATTGGTGCGCAGAAGTTTTATGAGAATTAGATTGGGCATCCAATTTTAAATAACTAACAATTGCTAACAAAAAAGCTATCATCGCAGATATACCCGATAATATGGCCATACCAAGTTCATCTCTATCAACAATACCCGTCAAAACAGATGTTAAAGATGATAAAAATATCGCAGGAAACATTAAAAAATTTAGACGAGTTTCGCAATAAAATTTTGATTCCATATAAATTAGTTTTTGTCCCCTCACGTAAGTGGCTAAAATATCCATAGCATAAGAATAATATTCACTTGTATCATAATACATTTTTTGAATACTTTTTTCTACATCGAAATAGGAAACATAATTATAATAATTCCCATTTGCCGTGATTGAATGTGCGTAATCAAAATCATAATTAACTTCCTCAATATCATTGCATTTTTTATTTTCGTTATGCAATAATAAACTTGGTTTTCCTTTTAAATCAGAATTTTCTTTCCACTTTTCAAAACCGATTTTTTTTGAGTGTATGTCTTTCTTAATTATAAATTGTTGAAACTTTTTAAAAACAGACATTTTTCTCGCCATTTTTTTTACTTCCGATTTAACACAATGAAAATTATTGGAAATATCACTATTGGAAATATCGTTATTAGAAATATTATTGGAAATATCGTTATTAGAAATATCCGTTATTTCTATAGAAATATAATTTGACATATAAAATAATTATATGTCAAATTATTTATTTTTTAACGCAAATTTGACAGGTATTGTATTTGCCAATTGTTTTTTAATATAAAATATATCTTTTTCTTTATTCTTAACATTTTCTTCTGGACCGATTATTTCTTTTACCATTTTTTGCCATTGATTTAATAAAGTATCATTTGATAAAAATAAAGGATTTTCTTCTTCCCAATTTTTTAATTGTTTTATTTGTTTCATTTTGATATCCTGTATTGATTTTTCTATTTTTTTATGTTCATCATCTTTAGACCAAATATTATCATCTTTCACATAGAATTGCATACGTTTAACATCGGTACAATGTATCGGTCTTTCGGTTGGTTGCATATCTTTTAATTGTTTTGTAAAAATATTAGTAATTCCTTCAATATAACCGTGTTGTTGTGTATACATTAAATCTTCAAGTGAAACATTTAAATTTTCAACAAAATCTTTTAAATTCATCGCGTCTTTACACCGTTCGTTTAAATATACATTTATAGAAATATTGTTATTACCAATTCGTGGAATTATATCTTTATTTTCTTGAATAACCATTTGTATCAATTCATGTGATTTATTTAGTTGTTTCTGTTGTTCCTTAATTATTGTTAATAATTCATTAAAATTGCTACTATTATTTTCCTGCACTATAATATTTTCATACGGATCTTCATTCAATGGTTCCGATACAGTTTTGCATTTATGCCTTGAAAGCCCACTAGCGAATTTATATTGTTTTCCACAAGTTAGACAAACCCATTTGGATTTTTTATGTTTTGACGTTTTACAATGTCTCAAATAGTCTTTTTTATCATATGTTACAAAATTACATCGTTTACACAAAAAATTTGAATTCATTATTAACTCTATTATAATATAAAAATATTATTTTATATTGATTTTTTGAATAATAAGTCACAAAAAAAAGTGCGTTTTTTTCACTTTTTTCGACTTTTTTACTTTTTCTTTTGCTCATTTTTGGCCAAAAAAGTGCCGTTTTTTTAGCTCACGTGAAGAATGCTATTTATATTTTATTCAAACCTATACGCGTTACCATATATGCTTCGGAAAAATTTGCACAAAATGTCATTTTTGAATTGTTTCGTACTCGGTTTTTTTCAAAATTGTTGAAAATGACCAACCGCAATCCATAAAAAAATGCATTTATTTTAATTCCTTACCATAGTCAGTAAGGGGGGGTGTTACCGGTAAAAACCGGAAGAAAAACCGCACTCGTAAATGCTAACAATCACAAACAACAACATATATATATTGTTATGATGCTATGCTCTAAATGGGTCAGTTACCATTTCTTACCATTTTGGTGTTTATGGTAAGGGTGAAATTTTGGGCAAAAAGCACATTCTGCTTGATATTATGGTAACACCCTCGGTGGGCAGTGAAATCGTTGAAAATAAATATTTCTCAGAGGCCTTTTTGGGACGTTTTTTGGAGGCTTTTTTTCGCCCGTTTTCGGCCGTTTTTCGCCCGTTTTCCACTTTTTTTAGAGTTTTTTTCACTTTTTTTGAGTAAACTTTTTTAAGGCATTTTAAAGCATTTATGGTATAAAAAATATAATGAAAAAATCTGCGGCTTACTGAAAGAAAAGTTTGCTCGTTTTTTTTTAAAACTTTTTTCAGATTTTTGATTTGGGACATTTTAAAATGTCCTGAAATGAAATTCGAAAAAAACTTTTAAATTTTTTTCATCAAACTTTCTGATTATGGTTTAACACTATTTTTTTCATTATAAAAAATACCTAGGAATGAGACCTTAAAAGGCAAAATAAAGTTTACTCACTTTTTGCACTAAAAAAAGCCGTTTTTTGGGATACGGGGTACCGTATGAACTTTTGCGATTTTCATCATTTTTCATCATTTTTTTGTTTTTTTTTTGCGTTTTTTCAAATTAATTTAAATAAATGAGATTATAAATGAGTTTAGAAGCAGAAATTGATTTATCAAATAATTTTTTAGAAAACAATGAAAGTTCAGAAAATGAAAATATAATTATGAAGATTCTGTTATTATCGGGGTTTGTTGTTACGCAAAATATATCTGAATTAAATGGAATAATGATACCGCGAAATTTGTTAATAAATGATGATAAATATGAATATGTTACGGAATATTTAGAAAAATTAAAAAAACATAAATTATTTAGTAGTACATTTTTAACAAGTTTGCACAAAGGGGCAAAAGAAAAGCAAAAATGGCCGTTATTAAATTTAGTAAGACAAATATTAAAAGTTAATCATTTTCGTATGAAACCTGTTAGAAAATCAGCTGGAAAAACAAAATTGGGAAAAAAAAAATATATCCGATTTTTTTTAATAGAAAAGTTAAAAAAACCGGAAGAAATGGAAATGAATACGTAAAAATATATATATTTTAAAATAATAAATATTTATAATTATGGAAATGAAATCGCAACTATTAATTGGTGGTGGATCTTTGATTGGTTTGGTTGGATTGTATTTTGCTTGGAATTTTTATATTGGTAATAAAGATGGTAATGTTACTTTAGAAGTTGAAGAAAAAGAACCTGAAAAAGATGTGGATAAAGAATAATTTTATATAGTAATGAGTATTAGAACTTGGGGAGAAAAAGAAGTAGAAACAAAAAATTTTCTAAATTATGTTTATAATGGCAGCATTCTCATCGGCATCTGGCATAAGTGAGGATAGAAGCAGAAACAATAGTGTCAAAGGATAAGAAGAAATAAAATGAGATATACAATATATCATTAAATATTAATAAAAAATAATTTTTTTTTTATTAATATTTTTATAATAGTATGATATATATATGGCCCAGTTTATTATGGGATTTGCAGCAGGTGTTTATATTGGAACACATTATAATTGTAAACCAGGATTAAGTTATGCATCGCAAACATTTGAACAATATTGTCCAAAACGCAATGAAGGTGATAAAAATCACGTACCCATAGATGGGATAAATATTGAAAATAATGCGAAAGAAGTAGAAGCAGAAAAAAAAGTAAAAGAGAAAGCAAATGAAATAACATCAAAATTTAAGAAATGGTTTTAATATCCTTGTTTTCGGATCCAATATAATTTGTTTGGATTTGATGGAGTCTCATCCAGGGAATGTGTAACAGTATAATCTTCGAAAATTGGCCAGGAGAGCTGCGCAATGCTAGCTATTTTAAAGATATACAAGTTATAAATATCATATTCTGGCTTAAGTGGGTATAAATATTTATGTTCTATTGGTTCCTTTTTTGTCATATTATGAATAATTGTTTCAACATCTGGATCACCTCCAAAAATATTAATGACTTCTTTCAATTCATTTAAATCTTCTTGTCTTACATCACCAAATCTAACAGCATTCATATAAATATCCCATTGCGTAGATGATATGGGTAATATATCTCTGAAATAAATGATATTATTTTGAAGATCTCGATAAACGGGTGTTTTAAGCAATTTAATTTCGCTATTGTATTGTTTTAAACCAAGAAGTTGTAAAACAAAATTATTGGAGTGGAAATTATCGGGTTTAAATAAACGATTTTCTCCGTCGGAGAAAATAAGTACCTCGTGGAGAGTCGTCATAATAAATAATAATGAAATGATTATTATTTATAAAAAAAATCAATTTATTATAGCCGAATGTGAGAATTGAACTCACGACCTCCGCATTACAAGTGCGATGCTCTACCACTAAGCTAATTCGGCACAATATTATTTATAATATTAGCTTTATTATATTTTAATTATTTAAATAAAGATGGTATTGAATAAATCTGTTCTTCATTTACCTTATCTTTTTCAATTGTTGTTTTTGTTATTTTTTCGTATTTAGCGATGATTTTTGGATTCATAATATTATTGATTATATCTGTGTGTTCGTATACATTATTTTCATCATCAATATAATGTATAATACCATTTATATCTTGAGCCCATATTTCTTTTTTAACGATTGTTTGGAAATTTTTATTGTCATTTGAAATTTCCCCGTGTGGAATTCCTTTAATATGGGTTCCGCAAAACTTTTCAGAATTTTTTTTTCTTCTTGTGCATTGCTCATTATTTGCTCGTAAAGCACAACATCTTTCGTGGAAAGGTACAATATTTTTAACACGTTTTCTTTTTATAAAATCTTCTTTGGTAATGGATAAAGTATCATAATCAAAAATGTATTGAATGAGTTGTTGATAATCTTCTTGAGAGAGTTCAATTTCTGAGTTATCAATGAATTTTTTTATATCGTACTTATAATCTTTAATATAGTTATTGCATTTAACTCCTAGACGTTTTTCCATACTTATTATGTTTATAACTATATATTTAATACAATTTTAAATATATTAAAATGAAATCAATTTAAACAAAATTAGATTTTTTTATTTTTTTGGGTTTTTTGGTTTTACTTTTTTTGGTGGTGGTGTTTCTGGTTTTACTTTTACGTCAGGTGCTGTGCCTGCTGTGCCTGCTGTGCCTGTTGTGCCTGCTGTGCCTGTTGTGCCTGCTGTGCCTGCTGTGCCTGCTGTGCCTGCTGTGCCTGCTGTG